CTAAGCTGACTGGCACTGGCATCACCCCTCTTCTTGCCCACCATACTTATTGCTAATGCAATAAGTAATCTATAGTTTTACCCATCTGCCTGTTCTTGTGCTTTTTTCTGTTCTCTGGCACGTATCTGATAATACGCATCCCACTCTGCCAACTCGTAAGAGGATATGCTATTTAACAACTGGTCTACCGTCATCCCCAATTCTGCTGCCAGTGTGAAATAAAATAACCTCTCAGAGTCGGCATCTAGTTTTTTAGGATAGCATTATTTTGTCCTTCACCTAGTCCAGACAAACGTGATGCAACAAGTGCAAGACGCTCTAATATGCCACCAGCTTTTGAATTTAATGTCTCTATATCAGCATCCCCAAAAATCTTTTCTCTTGTTTCAGGATGATGACAGGTTGCGATGCACATTTTGGCATACATGATTTCTATGTTCACCGTATTATCAGGATTAGTTGAAGCTTTTAGTACCCTGCCCCGTTCCTTGCCTGTCATGCCCATAACTAATATGTGTACCTGCCATTCTGGTACATCTACTATTTCTTCCAGAATATCAGTCGCATTAAAGATATGGGCACGCATATCTTGTGCTGTAGAAAGATGCACCCACTCGACTGGTTTCTTTTCGGTGGGTGCTATTTCCTCTTTCCGTACAACTTCCGCTACCAGTGTAGCAGTTTCAGTGGGAGTATTATTATTGTCTGCTTTTGTCATACCTGTCCCTGTTCTTGTCCCACCAACTACCTATCACCTCTTACGGCTCCTGCTTGCACGACGCCTACCAGTGGCAGACATCTTTGCCATACGCTTTTTGCCGTATTTCTTACGTCCAATCCATGCGGCTAATGCTGGACTACCTGTTTTCTTCACCATAGATCGAAAACGCGCACCTGAGCCTAATCGTGCTTTTGCCACATTCTTTCACTATCTATCCCACCTATTGCCTTTTTCTGTACAACTGACTTACGCGCTACATATGCAGCAACCCTGCGTACTTTTTTCTTAGACTTATATTTCTTTTGCAACTTCTTTTGTATGTCTTTAAATGTTGTCATGGCACCCACCTTTCGCATATACCATTCTTTATGTCACAGGTAGGCAACAGTGCCTCTGAAACGAGAAAAACCAATTACCCTACCTCTCACACACAAAACGCCCAGATTTGCTGTACAAACGCTACAGGAATACTTGTGCTTATTCTTACGCAACAGTACGGTAATAGACTTGCCCATCAACTGCAAAACTAATGTCTTTTGTAATCACACTTGTCATACTATTTTTCGGTGCCAAATCTGTAAGCCATCCGTAACATTCATAGCGTATATTCGCAGACTTATCTAAATACAACACAAACACCATTAGTTGTGCTAAAGAACTATCTAGGGTACTATCACTAATAAAACTACTAATTTTACCCGTTGCTGTCTTCATTGCTGCTTGAAAACTTCCCCATGCATTCATCTGGAAGATAGATGTATCAACCGTATTTGCTTTCATATCTAATTGCCAGTCGCTACAGTTTGCAAGCTGTGCGACAGGGAAATAGTACCCTGCATTAATGCGCACAGTTGACGCTGCTGCTAATGGGTACGGGAAAGCAATATACCCACCAGGATACTCAAATGTAGGATTGACAGCAGCTACATTTGTACCACCATCTTGCACTGATAGGATTGTTACGCTTGGGCTTGTGCCACCTGTCAGCGAATTATTATTTACTGTAATCAGTGGTTCATTCGTGTTTGCCATTGTGCCAGTAAAATCAACATAAATAGGTGATGTAGGCCAGGGGCCACCAGTACAGGTTGTATTGCCCGACCCAATAGATGATAACAATTCCAGTGCCGTTTTCATCTGTGCTGCTGTACACGTAGAGCTAATAGTACCAGCCATTGTTTGTCCACTAAAAGCCAGCTTTACCGTACCACCTGTTGGGCTACCTGTGAGAGCAAGTACCTGCCTATCATTGCCTGTTGTTTGTATCGTTAAAGGATATGATCTATCCCAGTAATAATGTGTATTGGCACGATAGCGTAAATATGCGCCACCATCAGAATTTGTACATGACTCTGGTGCGCCAATCGTCACAGAAGGGGTGCCTGTTACCCACACATCTGCATCCAGCCCTTGAAGTACTCCCATAACAACTTTCTTTCAGTCCCACCAAAAGAAAGACTCACGAATATGTTAAAACCGTTGCCCCTGAGAACGAGTAGTCAGCAGTCACAACACCTGCCGCACTTGCTTTGACAGAAACATCTGTCAGCACTGCATCACCAGCCCATTTATGTGTGCCATCCGTAAAGAAATTCATGGTAAATGTTGCACCAAGTCCCGCATTTAACGCAACATGCCCCGTTGCATCAGCAGGGTCGAAAAAGCCACTACACTTGCCTGTCCATGTTTTAATCGCACCAATAAACGCACCCCAACCACTACCGCCAAACACAGACACATCTATCTGCCCCGCCTTTAAATCCACATCCCAGGACGTGAGATTGAGTATTGTGTTTGCGCCGTTTTTTACCGCCCCAGCAGTCCCCGACATTGCAGCCATACATCACCATTTCTTACGTCCCACCTAGAACGCTGTGAAACAGCCTGTAAAGCCAATTAAGCATACGTGAGTGCGCCAGCACCATTGAATGAGTAATCCGCAGTAATCACACCTGCTGCACTTGACTTAAAAGAAATGTCTGTTAGCACCGCACTCCCTGACCAGTTGTGCGTACCATCTGTATAAAACGCAACAGTAAATGTATTGCCTAATCCAGCATTTAGTGCAACTTGCCCATTGGTGTCAGCAGGGTCATAGTTCCCAGACATTTTCCCCGACCACGTTTTAATCGTACCCAAAAAAGCACCCCAACCAGACCCACCAAATGCACTGATATCAACCTGACCAGCTTTTAAATCAACATCCCAAGAAGTCATGTTTGCAACTGTGTTTGCACCCTGCATGACCTTCCCATTTGTGCCCGACATCGCACTCATTTTATCACTCTCGTCCTATCCCACCTTGTTGAATAGAAGTCGAGTCCCACCAATTATGTGTTTACCGTAAATAAACGCGCTACCGTGTGGCGTGCATCCATACTTTCATCTATCAGTGTTGTAGACCACTCCACGACACACTGTGTATTGGTATATGACGTTAAAGGCAAAGGCCAGGGATTATTGCTCCCATCCACTGGATTATCAAATAATCTATTTACATCATCCAGAATAGCGAAATGGATATCATTGTCATGTATATCTGTCCAGATATCCAGCACAAGTGTGACTTCCTTCTCCCGCTTGCCAAACGTCCTGCTTATCCAAGGTGTTTCAACCTTTGTCCCAACTGATATATATGGATATGGTTGGTCATCAGGCGCTTCATCAAACACACCTGTCACACCATGTGTATTTATTAGCGTTGTATCGTTCTCAACCCTACCCACAACCGCTATCTGTACGTCTTCTGTTGCAGTCGATGCCATATTACCACCTATTACGCTATAATTGCTGCAAGTTTCGCGTACAACAAACCTCTTCCGTAAGATAAAGCTGGCGTCATAAAGTCACGCGCTGACATGTACCTTGTGCCTAAACACACATACCCTGCATAAAAAACATCATTGTACAACTCATATGTAATACTGCCACCCCCAATAGTATTGCTCAGAAATGCACCACTGCTCCCGCTTATACCAGCACGCACTTCGTTCCCATCACGTAGCGTCCCTGGTGGATTTCCATGCGACCCATCAGGTGAAACGGGCGTTAAGCTCTTGGCAACTTCACACGCGCTTTCTGCCGTTTCCTTGACAGCTACTTTTACCTCTCTCTGCGTGCGTAAGTTAAATGCCTCTAAATTGGCAAGTACCTTCTCCATACCCAGTACATCTATCACACTGCACCTACCTGTAGCATCTGGCCTAACAACACAAGAATGGTATGCCTATTCCGAATATTTCTTGGCACACCCTGTATCACATACTGGTGCGTTCCCTCTTCATCTACTAACCGCCATCCATCACGGATATCATCACGATAGCGGATAGTTATATACACATTTGCCAGTGGTGCAAATTGTGCTGCATAGAACAGTTCCACGCTTTTTAAGGGCACCATGCCAGCCCACACATCATCAGCCACATCCTGCCACACAATCTTTGTACCACCTGAAGGGGTACGGGTTTCGACAGGCTGTTGCAATGTCATCTTCTCACGCAATGTTGCAGCAGGAAGATTAACAGTTAATTCCATAGGCGTTTTTAACGCCTTAAACTGTTTTAATTTTGGATACCCTTTTAAAGTTCCAGCACTTTGGATGCCAGTATCGTAGAACCGAGTTCTGGCGATAATCCACCACCTTCCCTTTGGATAAATGTATCCGCAATAAACTGCAACAACAACAACTTATATTCTTCTGGTATTTGATTTACATCATCCCACCCACATGTGTAGAGTGCACGTACCCTTGGTTCTCTGTTTAAGTTAAACCACCAGGGATATTCTACCTGTCCAAACGCATCACCATAAAAGTAAATCTGCGCTGGAAACTGCTTGATCGTGTCATATGTTTCTGTGGTTATAGGCGTAAAAACATCTATATCACTTTCTATCGACACTTCATCTAACGTTTGCAATGGTGGCCTTGGCAATGTGCATGTCATATTTTCGTAATTCCATGCGATAGGAATTAACCCAGGGTCTTCTATGCTAAATTGCCATGTCGTCTGTACTTGTTGTGTATAAAAAGCAATGCCTAATCGTCTCTCAAGTACACTTCGACACATTGTAAGCATGCGCCGTATATTGCTCTCATCAGCCTGTGAAGAATGCACCCAATCAGATACTTCCTCTAGCGTCAAAGGCTCTAATTGTGGCTGTGCCACCTGTGTAATTTCCGTCACAAAGGCATTGCCCATATATCACATCACTTTATTTCCTGGGGGCCTGGACGCCTTGGCATTATCTTAGGTGTTGCTGGCTTTTCCTCTTTAGGAGCCTCTTCCACTTTTGCACTTTTCCCCACTAATTCAGCACGTCCATCCTCTAGCAATGCTGCTGCGATCTCTGGTGGCATTGCTGCCGTTCCCACCTCATACACCTCCCCCACATCATAGGTACGTGGGTTTAAACCATCAGGCGCAATAAATTGCAATACCTTCATGCGTATTTTTTCAGGCATTATTTCTTCCCACCCCTTCTGTGTATAGTCCTACCCTTACCCGCTCCCAGTGGACGGTTACGGGTAAGGGTTTTGTTATTAACAGACTTACGTTTATCTTTAGGGGTTCCGCGATTAGGTTTTCCACCCATACGAAGCTCCTAAGCACTCCAATTGTCGTCATTTACTATTCGCATAACAGTTTTTTGACTTGTGTGAAACATGGCAGCAAGATCATTCTGGCTATAGTTTCCAGTTTTATACAAAATGAGCCTTTTCGGGTATTTCCCCATACCACAAAATGTATGAAAGCCTATACGCCTTTTTTACAGTCTTCCCATCAAAACTTACATGAGCACCAACAATCCCATACCCCAATTCATCCCTGTATCCTATCCACTCCCAACACTTGCTCCCACACTCTTCCGAATATGGCCCATTTTTATTCACTTTCTCCCAAAACTTTGCTGCAAACGACGGATTGTACGAAAAGAAAAATGGTGGTAACTTATTCACGGTACTCTCCTATCCAGAGTATCAGAGTAGATAGTATTTACAGTGCTATCTACTCACACAACATTCCTGTGCTTATTATAACACAAAAAATGATGTGAAACCGCTTATCAGGCCGACCAATTCGAATACGCCTTGCTGCCAAGTTCACGTGGATTACCAAGCAATCCAATGATACCAAGCACACTTGATGCTGACGACGCATTCGTCACCACCATGCGCAAGTACCGCTTTGTGCCAGCCACATAACTGACAGCAATCGT